TGCAAAATCAATTGTGGAGGCATCGCATGAGCTTGTTGGAAAGTAATGTTGTCTTCAAACCATTTAAATATCCGTGGGCTGTAGACTTTGCAGTCAGCCACGAGAAAATTCACTGGGGTGAATGGGAAGCTAAGTTAAATGATGATATGACCCAATGGCAGAGTGGTAAACTCTCCAAAGAGGAAAAGAACCATATCACTCAGATACTGCGCCTGTTTACCCAGTCAGACGTAGCGGTTGGTACGAACTACATTGAGTACTACTTACAGAAGTTCAAGAACAACGAGATACGTGCAATGCTTACTAGCTTTGCCAATCGTGAGTTCATTCACCAACGCGCCTACGCACTACTGAACGACACTCTAGGTTTCTCAGAAGACGAGTATTCCGCATTCACTGAAGTACAGGAAATGCAGGATAAGATTGACTTCATGGGAGACATAGATGTCCACAGTCATCAAGGACTAGCCCTAGCTATTGCTAGGTCTGTTCTTAACGAGGGCATGTCCCTCTTCTCTGCATTCGTCATGCTCCTCAACTATCAACGTTTCGGCAAGATGAGAGGAATGTGTGAGATTGTAGAGTGGTCAGTTCGTGATGAATCTATGCACTGTGACGGGATGGTTAAACTATTCCGTGAGTTCTGTGAAGAACACTCAAGGATTGTTAATGATGACTTTAAAAAGTCTATCTATGAAATGTTCCGTGAGGCAGTGAAGCTCGAAGATAAAGTCATCGAACTAGCGTTTAACATGGGAGAAATCGAAGGCTTAACCGCTGACGAGGTAAAGAAATACATCCGCTACATTGCAGACCGCAGGCTTATTCAGTTGGGTCTAAAAGGTAACTGGAAGGTAAAAGAAAACCCTCTCCCTTGGTTAGACTGGGTACTCAATGGAGATTCATTCAAGAATTTCTTTGAGGGAACAGTAACAGACTACAACGCAGCAGGTATGGAAGGAGAGTGGGGTTGGCAATAACCATCACCCTATAGGACAATTATGAAAGTATTAAGCAAAAATTTAAGCATTACTCAAGGTTTGTTAGACAAACTTAACGAATTGTTCCCTGACACCCTGCCTGCGGACTCGAATGTGAACATCGAGCAAATACGGTACTTGCAGGGGCAGAGAAGCGTCATCCAGAAATTGGAAGAACTTTTTAATGATATTTATGAGGATTAATTATGTGTATCAGTCTGAAGCCGAAGATGCCAGAGGTTAAAGTAGCACAACCTGCGGCAACGGCAGCTCCTGCGGCACCTCCTCCTGATTTATTGGCAGCTTACGAAGATGGTAAGAAGCCTTCTGACCAGAAAAAGAAGAAATCGTATGGTAAGAAATCTCTACGATATAACCCGACCAGTACAGCTCAAGTAGCAGGAAAGACATCGGGTACTGGTTTACAAATTAAGGGTAGTTAATATGTGCGGTAGTCCAAAAAAAATAGTAAAAAAGGTAATATCAATACCTAAAAAAATAGTAAAAACAGCTAGCAAGGTAGTTAAAGAAGTAGCAAAGGCTCCTAAAGCAATCGTTAAAGCGGTAAATCCGCCTAAACCTGCGCCTGTAACACAACCTGCTCCACCTTCTACAGCAGCTCCAACAGGTTCTTCAACAGCGAAGACCCCACAAACACAAATTGAACAAACATCCACCGAAAACCAAGCAGCGGTAAACCTCAAGCGTAGACGCGGAGGAAAGCGTAAGCTTCGTCTTGGAACTAACCAAGGTGTAGGTATTTCTGGTGCTTCAGGCGTAGGTACTGGAGGTTCTAAGAGTGGTTCAGTTAACGTTCCAAAATAAAGGTAGTAAATTATGGCAATGCTTGAAGGGCAAGGCTACGCAGCCTCAAGGTACGCTCAGTTAGAAGCTGACCGTGACACATTCCTTCAAAGAGCGAGAGATGCAGCCGAACTAACTATCCCTCACCTTATGCCACCAGATGGACATACGGGGTCAACTATTTATAAGACCCCATTCCAAGGCGTAGGGGCTAGAGGTGTAAATAATTTAGCGAGTAAGTTGTTACTAACATTACTCCCACCTAACAGTCCTTTCTTTCGTCTTATGATTGACGATTTCGACCTTGCTGAGATTGGAGCAGGAGATGCTCGTGGTAAGGTAGAAGAGGCTTTAGGTCGCATCGAAAGAGCTGCCCTTCAAGAGATTGAAGCAACAGCCATCCGCGTACCTGTATTTGAAGCTTTAAAGCAACTTATTGTATCAGGTAACTCGCTTGTTTACCTCCCGAAAAAAGGAGGTATGAAGGTATTTCGTCTAGACCGTTACGTAGTCAAACGTGACGCTATGGGCAATCTATTAGAGATTATTACTAAAGAGTCTATCTCACCGAAAATGCTTCCTGAAGAAGCTCAGATGTTATTGAAATCGGAGGGGTCAGACGAACCTGTAAACAAGAATCTCGACCTATATACTTGTATAAAACTTATTGATAACAAATGGGATGTACACCAAGAAGTATCTGGTATGGATGTACCAGGTAGTAATGGTACTTTTCCAAAAGATAAAAACCCATTTATTCCTTTACGTTTCTCCCGCATTGATGGCGAGGATTACGGTAGAGGATATGTAGAAGATTATATTGGTGATTTAAAGTCACTGGAGGGTCTTACTCAAGCAATCGTAGAAGGTTCTGCGGCTGCTGCAAAAGTACTCTTCTTAGTACGACCAAACGGCACAACTAAAGCTCGTGCATTAGCAGAGTCTCCTAACGGAGCTATTGTTAATGGTGATGCTGCTGATGTGACTACGTTGCAAGTACAAAAGTCAGGTGACTTCCAAGTAGCATTAGCTACAGCGCAAAACATTCAAGAACGTTTATCTTTTGCTTTCTTACTAAATTCATCCGTTCAGCGACAAGCAGAGCGTGTAACAGCAGAAGAAGTTCGCTTCATGGCTCAAGAATTAGAAACAGCCCTTGGCGGTGTATATTCAATTCTAAGTCAGGAGTTCCAACAACCATTGATTAAGATATTGCTTTCTAGATTAGAGAGTACTGGCAAGATGCCTAAGATGCCTAAAGATACAGTTAAGCCTACTGTGGTTACTGGTCTTGAAGCTCTTGGTCGTGGTCAGGACTTAAACAAGTTAGCAACTTTCTTACAATACCTACAGCCATTAGGTGCTGAGTTAATTCAGTCCGAAATGAACGTAGGTGATTATATAGACCGTCTCGGTGCAAGTCTGGGAATTGACACCAATGGTCTTATCAAATCGGATGAGCAAAAGGCTCAAGAAGCTGAAGCTGCAACTCAAGAACAGCAAGCAGCCCAAATGATGCAAACTGCTCAAGATATGGCAACAAAAGCAACGCCTGAAATGATGAAACAGATGGCGATGCAACAACAGGAATCCCAACAGGGATAATAAAATATGGCAGAAACTTTGAACACATTTGAAGAACAGGCACCTGATGAGGCGCACGAACAAGCTATGCTTGAAAAGGGTGAGCAACTAGAACAATCCGCAAGCCCTGAGCGACCAGAATGGTTGCCTGAAAAATTTAAAAACGCTGAAGACATGGCTAATGCTTATGCAGAGCTTGAGCAGAAACTAGGTCAACAGCAACAAGAAGAACAAACCGAAGAACCTAAAGAATATGACAATACGGACGATGCTGAGGCATCACAAGTAGCTCAGGTTTTAGATAATGTAGGTTTGGATTTTAACGTATTCCAAGATGAATATGCTGAAACTGGTGAACTTTCCCCTGATGCTTATAACGCATTAGAAGAGAAAGGTTTTAACCGAGAACTCGTAGACAGTTGGATTGCAGGTCAAGAAGCACTTGCATCAAAAACTACAAATCAAATCTATGATATGGCAGGTGGAGAGGAGCAATATTCTGGTTTAGTCCAGTGGGCTTCTGAAAACCTTTCTGAGTCAGAGATTGATGCGTATAACGCTAATGTGGAGTCTGGTGATTTATCTCTAGCACAATTTGCTGTTAGTGGATTGGTCGCAAGGTATCGTTCTGAAGTGGGCAATGAACCACAACTTGTACAAGGTGATAATGCCTCATCTTCAAGCGGGGCGTTCCAAAGCGTAGCAGAACTAACTGCTGCCATGCGTGACCCCAGATACAACAACGACCCCGCATATCGGAAATCGGTAGCTGACAAGCTATCTCGTTCCAAAGTGTTCTAAGTGTCTACTTTTAGGGGAGCTTCGGCTCCCTTAACTTAGAAAATTACGAAGCAATAACAAACTGAATGATTACCTTTGACCCTCTGCGGAGGACAATCTTAGAGAAAAGGATGTGAGGATATGCTGAGTAGAATTTAACTCAACTTAACTTTACTAAAAGGTAATTAATTATGGCTTTTCCAACAGACCAAACAGTTTCCCGTTTAGGGCAACAAAACGCAACAGGTGACGCTCGTTCCCTGTTTTTGAAACTATACGCAGGCGAAGTACTTACAGCTTTTGAAGAGCGTAACGTATTTATGCCTCTACACCGTACTCGTACTATTCAGAACGGTAAATCTGCACAATTCCCATTAACTGGTGCTGCGGTTGCAAAATACCACACTCCTGGTTCATTAATTGAAGCAGATGCTGTTAAGCATGGTGAGCGTGTTGTAACTGTAGATGACTTGCTAATCTCTAGCCAGTTCATCGCAAACATTGATGAAGCAATGAACCACTACGATGTTCGTTCAATCTACGCTAAAGAAGCAGGCTATGCTCTTGCTAACACAGCGGATAAGAACGTTGCTCGTATTCTTGCTAAATCAGCGGCAATTGATAACGCAACTAAAGCAGCAGCAGCTTTCGGTACTGCATTTAATGATGAAATCTATACT